TCGATGGAGCAGACATAATGGATAGCGTTCATAGTTGGAACGGAAGGCCAGTATCTCTGTATCACCCAGTAGGAGACAACTCAGCCAACGTTCCTCACGTATTAGACAACCAACTTATCGGATATGTGTTCAACACAAGGTTTGAATCTGCATCCAAACAGCTTAAGTCTGACCTGTGGTTGCTTAAAGATAGAGGTAAGTTTATAGTTGACAAGATACTTAAAGGAGACAAAATAGAACTTAGCGTCGGTGCGTTTGGAGATATAATTCCCGAAGTAGGAACATCAAACGGAGTTGACTATTCTGAACGTATGACTAATATTGTTGGAGATCACCTGGCAGTGCTTCCAGATGTTCGTGGAGCATGCAGCTGGTCTGATGGATGTGGGATTAGGATGCAAGACGGGAAAGACAAAGTGTCAGCAATTAGGATGATCTCAAGGAGGCCCTCATACAGAGGCGTAGAGAAGACTTCTTGGGGTGACGTGAGTAAGTCACTGGATAATTACATAGAAGCTTACTACGAGCTTATACGGGCCGATAAACCCGATAATCTACCTGACAACGTTAAAGACATGAGCCAAGCTGTTAAAAGTTGGATATCGTCTAAGACTCTTCTGGGAGATGCTAGGGCGCAAGACTTCGACGGTCTTGTCTTCTTTCCTGTAGTAAATCCTGTAACTAACAAGTTAAACGAAGGTGCATTACGAGCTGTCCTTTCTGGAAGAGGGTCGCAAGCCAATATATCTGGAGGTGCAAAGTTATCTGCCCAGAGTATGGCTGAAAGTCTCTTGAACTCTGAATTTGGTAAAAAGGAAACTAAGATGGAAGAAAAAGTGGAACAAGCAGTTGTTAATGCTTGCGAAAAGAAGGTTGAGAAGGCCGTTACTATGGAAGATGTGTTAGATTCAGCTCCTGAAGACATAAGAGGAGCTATTCAAGACGCTATGCTGGAAAGAGAAGAGCAACGCAAGTCTCTTATCTCTGCTATCAATGCTTACGACAAAGTTAACTTTTGCCATAAGTTCTTAGAAGGCGCAGCAACTAAAGACCTGAGAGAGATCTCTAAGTTAGTAATCGCAGCTAAAGAAGAGAAGAAAGAGAAAGTTGCAGTAAGCAACGTAGATTATTCTCTTAGAGCTAACGTAGAAGCATCTGACAAGAAACGTTGTGAGGCTCCTTCTTTATTCTAGGAGATGATGATGGCATATAACACAATAATAGTTTATGCTCATTCTAGTACTCCTCTAGTTACTGGCCCAGCGTCAGATGAGGAACAGCCAGACGAGATAGTCTTCCCAGGAAGCCTTTGTCATATTAAAAGAGGCCTAGTCAATGGAGTTCTTACCGATGGTTCTGTTCATACTTGTGGACAAGTTGGTGGAGCAATAAGCCCAATGCTGATAGCCCTTGAAGATGTTGATAATGGGCACGAGCTTGGAGTTGCTTATAACCCTGGAGATATGGTTCCTCTTAGGCATTTTAGGCCAGGAGATCTTTGTTTGGTTAGGTTTAATCAAGCGGGTGCTTATGATCAAGGCCAGAGGCTAAAAGCTACTGGTACGACCCTCGGTACTTTTACAAATACAACACTTTGGGACGATGCCATGTGCTATGCACAAGAAGCTATAGAAGCTGGTGCTACTCCTAGACTTGTTGTAGTAGCAGTTAAATAATTTAGATATATACGGAGAAAATGATAATGGCTTTAGCTAATATAAGTCCAAACACAATAATGCTTGATGTTGGAAGCGACAGCAAGACACTAGAAGGATTCGTTCTGACTGGAATATCAATTCTTCCTGGATCTTCTGTATCGTACATCAACTCTACCAATGAATTTACCAAAACAGCTGCTGGTATAGACGTTGTGCACCCTCTAATGATTGCTGTAGAGAATACTGCGGAAGGCAAGTCACCAACGGATACTTACGCACAGTTAACTAAACTCTATGCAAGATACATGAGACCTGGCGATCTTTTCTTGGCTCTAGTTGAGGACATAGTTGTTTCATTCAATCAGCCTCTATCTATCACAGCAGCAGTTACCGGTCAGTTTGGAGCTGTTACTGCTGATAATCCTAATGTAGCAATGGTGTACGCAGCAGAAGCAAGTGCATCAACTGGTGGGTCAAAGCTTGTAAAGGTTTTTGCTAAATAAGAAAACAAAGCGCATGAGGCATCGAACAGGAGCCCTGATATGGCTGTTTCGAGTGTAATATCCTTCGTCAAGAGTACATCTAATCTTGAGGAGTTTGTTGCTGGTGAATCTGGTATTTTGCCTGGACATTTAATAACAATGAGTGAATGGAAGTGCTATAGAAACACATCAAACGAAGAGGATATCACAGCGTTTGTTGCTATAGAAAACTTACAAGCTGGAAAAGAGTTCGTAGATCCGTACGAAATGGGAGAGACTGTATATTGTCGTAGATTAAGAACTGGGGACGTTGTGTATCTGAGGTTCGGATCCGCGTCACAACAGGAAATTGATGTTGGTGAACCAGTTGGTCTAGTTTCGGGTGCTGTTATGCCAGGTAATATATCTGCTGGAACATGGCATCATCACATAGGGATATCCCTAGATTATTGCATCTGCGGCCCTGGACAAGAACTTCCTTTAATGGTACAAATAAAGTTTCTGTAAATAAAAATATAAGGTGATAAAATGAGTGACAACGCAAAGATGGAAATATCTGACGGAAAGGCTTTCGCTAACATGGCAAAGTACCGTCAACTTTCTACACTTCCTGAAAGAGCTTGGAAGTATATTGACGAAAGAATGATTGCAGTTGCAAAGGCTGAATTGGTAGGTATTGCCGATTTAGCAGCTAGCCCAGACACTAACATCAACTTTGATGGAACATCTGCTAGTGTTTATCTTCGTGACAGAGTATCAGAAGTAAATCAAGCAAAGATGGCAATGTCTCCTGACACTCGTGGAGAATCAGGTGCCCTATTGTTTGACGAGATTGGTGTTCCTTTGCCTGTAACCTACAAAGACTTTCCTGTTGAGAAACGACAGATAGAGTCTGCTGCTAGAGCTGGCATTCCTTTCCGTACAACTCTTATCGAAGAATCAACAAGAGCAGTATCCAGAATGTTAGAAGAAACATTATTTAACGGTTTCTACACTGCAGCTGGTTTTACTCTTTATGGGTACACTACATTCCCAGATAGAAACACATACACCCTAGCTCCAGGTTGGGCTACTGCAACACCTGAAGAGATCTTTGATGATGTCAATGCTATGGTTAGCCTTAGCTTAACTGCTAATCATTACGGTCCTTGGCATTTATACATCCCAGCTGCTTACCATGTTCGATTAAATGAAGATTATGTTGTAGGAACAACTCCAACAGGAGAAAGTATTTTAGAGCGTATTCTTCAAATACCAGGACTAGAAAGCATAAAAGTTAGCCGTAATCTTGCTGCTGACAATGTTGTTTTAGCTGAGATGAGTTCTTCTACTGTTCAGATGATTAATGGCCTTCCAATGCAGGTAATTGACTGGGAACCAGCTAATTCACCTAACTGGAGACACACCTGGAAAGTTCTTACTATCATGGCACCGTTTGTTTACGCAGACTATGATGGTCAATGTGGCATAGTTCACGGATCAGTATAAGGTAAATATGGCTTTCAAAGTAATGATATTGCCAGCTTACGTAAGAGAGGTGATTAACACTTCTCTTACTGATGATGAGATTGACGGTTTGATTTCAGCTTCTGTAGCTATGATAAACACAGCATTAGTTGGATGTGCTATATCAAATGAGACAATGGCTGAGATCCAAAGATGGTTGGCTGCTCATTTTGTTGCAATAAAAGGTTCGATGTCAAGCGTAGGTTCTACTGCTTCTGGAGTTATAGAAGAGAAGTTAGGGGATGCGAGGGTTAAGTACTCTGATGCCTCTAAGACCTCTTATACAACAACCACAAGCATGTCTAACTTGAAGTCGACAATGTGGGGCCAGACTGCAATATCGTTTGATCCTACTGGAAGACTTGCTTCACTTGGTGGCAAACCTCCAACAATAGTATCACTGACAGATTACTAAGGCTAGATAATGGATTGGTATGTTAACTTGCTAAGAGAACAGGTAACCTATTGGACACCTCCAACGAGAGACGGATATGGTGGATACACCTGGGGATCGTCAACTGCGTTGCTAGGCAAATGGGAAGATGGTGAGTCCCTTATATATGCAATTGACGGTTCGTACACTGTCTCTAGTACTAAGGTTTGGATAGGTATCAAACTCGAAGAAGGAGGGTATCTGTTCAACGGTGCTTCTGTGGCATCTGAGCCTCCTGCTGGAGCAAAACAGATTATGTCTATGGATAGCATTGTTTCCTTAGCTGGATCAGGTGTTGTCTACTACAAAGTTTTCTTGAGATGACAGTTAAACTACTTGGAACTAAAAAGTTTAAGGCTAACCTAGATATGATATCTAAGGTTAACTTCCCTATCCTGTACAAAAGCGCCCTTAAAGACGTCTCTGACCTAACTCTAGAGGATTCACTAGACATGACTCCTTTAGACACTGGGTTCTTGAGATCATCAGCTAGTGCTGAGATACTTGAAGTTTCTCCTAGTGGTGGTTCGGCAGAAGTTGGTTACACTGCACCTTACTCTATACCTGTGCATGAGATAACCACAAGCCACCACCCTATAGGAACAGCTAAGTTTCTTGAAAAGGCGCTTCTGTTCATGATGCCTTTGTTTCCTAAGATACTGGCCAAAACGATTGGCACCTTCTTGGATAGAACATATTATAAAAATATAAGTCCGAAAGGCTAAGATAATGAGTTTCATTGATACGGATTGTGCTAATATACTTGAGACTTTCGGTGTTGGTACTGTAGGGATTGACATATTTGCAGGTCTTGATCAACCAGACTTACCTAACGCAGCAATACTATTAGTATCAACTGGATCATATCAACCCAGCATGCCTAGCCTAGACTATTCGTTCTTGACTCTACAGGTCACGGTAAGAGATTCTGAGGGAAACAAGCAGGGTTGTGATGCTACGACTGATACAGTTATTGATATTTTACATGGACTCGTTGACTATACTCAAGGTACAAGCAGATATGTTCAGATATTCCAAAACTCTGGACCTATAAGTATCCTAGAGGATGGAACCATGAGACCTAAGAATATAGTTAATTTCTACGCTCTTAGAACAACTAGTTAATAGGAGTTATTATGACAGCAGCAGTAGCTGGCAAGACAGCAACAGTACAGTCCGGAACTGGTGGAACACCAGGTGATACCTGGACTGACATACAAGAAGTATATGAAATAGGCGAGTTACCAATCGAAAGAGATACTTACGATGTAACTAGCCATGATACTAGCTTCTACAGAGAATATATCATGGGTTTGTTTGTAACTTCATCACTCACGATGTCGGCAAATTATGTTAAGGCTCAATACGATACTCTGTTCTCTTTAGTTGGAACCGGAGTTATCGGTTGGTACAGAATTGCATATCCTCAGGATGACTCCACGCACGTATTCCAGGCTTATGTATCTAGTGTGTCTCCAACTAGTCCATTGGATGACAGGCTCACATATAACCTTACTCTTACTGTTTCAGGTGCCGTAACAAGAAGCACTATAACACCATAGGAGTTATTATGACCGTAGCAATTGCAGGCAAGACCGCTGTTATACAGATGGCAGTTGAAGTGCCTCCTGTACCAGCAGCAACTTGGAACGATATAGTAGAAGTATACGAGATAGGTGAATTACCTATTGAGAGAGAAACGTACGATGTAACTAGCCACAACTCTAGCTTCTACAGAGAGTACATTATGGGCTTATACGTTACGTCTACGCTTACAATGTCAGCTAACTACGAAGAGACTCAGTACGATGCTTTATTTGCTTTAGTTGGTACTGGAGTTGACATGTATTTCAGGCTTGTATATCCTGATACTCCTACTAATTCAACACATGAGTTTATGGCTTTAGTTTCTAGTGTTTCTCCAGTGACTCCACTGGATGACAGAATAACATATAATCTTACGCTTACCGTTACAGGGGCTATTACAAGAGGCGTAGTATAACAACAAGGGGGTTGTAATGAAGGAAAGAAAGATACTTAGCAAAGAAGACATAATGAGAGCAGACGACAGTTCTTTTACTGAAATATTTATAAAAGAATGGGATGGTTACGCAAGGGTACATGTAATAAGTGCAAAAGACAGACTTGAGTTTGAAGGTAAGTACACAAAGAAAGACGGAGCTATTAACTTTGAACACAAAGAAGCACCTCTAGACTTATTATCATCTTGCCTACGCTCTGCCGATGGCTCTCCAATGTTTAACAAGGAAGATCTTAATATCTTAGGCGCCAAGAATGGTAGAATAATCAACATGTTGTTCCAAGAAGCTCTGAAAATCAATTGGATGACCAGAGAATCAGAGGAGCATACTAAAAAAAAATAGAAAATTCGCCAGTTAGACTGTTTATGTTTAGACTTGCATTGTCACTTGGCTGCACTATTAAAGAATTGTCTGAGAAGCTTGATTCGAGGGAGCTAACCGAATGGATGGTATATTATTCAATAGAACCCTGGGGGAGTCAAATAGAAGGATATAGAGACGCTTTAAACTGTGCAACCGTTGCTAATGCAGGTCTTTTTTCGTCTGCGCCCAAGTTATTAAAGACCAAACCTTTCCATCCCAGCGACTTCCTGGTAAAGTCATCAGTAGATTTAAAACAAGAAACATGGCAACAACAGAAACTTATTATGGAAAACAACATGAAACAACATAATATGAAAATAGAAAAGGCTGCGAAATGATAGTAGGAGTTTTAAAAGCTCTTTTCACTATTGATTCCAGTCAATATACCTCTGGCATCGATAATGTTAAGACGTCAACAGATCGAGCTGAGAAGTCTATTAAATCAGCTAACAGATCTCTTATTGGGCTTAAGACAAAACTTACCGCTGCTGGTATTGCAGCAGTTGCAGTAGCTGTAAAGCTAACCAAGGTAGCCAAAGAGGTTGAGTCCATAGACAAGAAGCTTAAGTTTGCTACTGGTAGCACTGAAAAAGCTGAAAATGCCTTCTCGTATCTAAGAACAGAATCAAAGAGACTAGGTGTCTCTTTAAAGATATTGTCTAAGGAATACGGAAACTTTGTAGCTGCATCTAAATCATCTGAAATGACTACAAGAGAAGTTAGGGATGTATTTACTGCAGTAGCTGAAGCCTCAGCTGTATTGAGAATGGATACACAAGCAACTAAACTCTCCTTCTTGGCTCTTAGTCAGATGATGAGTAAGGGTGTTGTACAATCAGAAGAGTTAAAAAGACAGCTAGGTGATCATTTACCTGGTGCAGCACAGATAATGGCTAGAGCCCTTGGCGTAGACATTAGGCAAATGAACAAGATGATGCAAACAGGTGAGCTATTAGCAGCAGAAGTTCTACCTAAGTTTGCTAAGACATTGCATAACGAGTTAATCCCTGGACTAGAAGATCTAGATGATTCTTTGGCAGCAGCTGTTGGAAGGATGGAGTCGGCATGGTTTGAATTCCAAAGGATGTTCGTTGGAGAAGAATCTCTGATTACCAAATCTCTAAAGCTTATGGCTAATACCGCAACTGGTTTCTTAGATATTCTTACAAGTGGCATCGATCAAGGTTCGCTGCTTGCCGACACTACTCAGGAACTAGACAGGCTTACTGCAGTGTTTGACGGTTCAGCAGCAGATATTATTGAGATACAAGAAGAGCTACAAGAACAGCTCTATAAAGTAGATTACGATGGTATGCAAAGGAGAATAAACCTTACTCAATCAACATTCGAAAGAGAGAGGGAACTTTTCGAAGAGCGTAACAGTGAAATAATAGGCTTCTTTGAGAGCACCTTAGATACGACCCTTAGCATGATGCAAGATTGGGCTACTGGTGGTAAAATCTCTTTTAAAGACTTTACCGACTCTATATTAAAAGATATGATGAAGATCGTATTCCAAGCACTGGTTGTAAAGCCCCTAATGGACTCGCTACGAGGTTTTCTCGACGTAAGCGAACAAGGGGCCAACCTAGGCACTGGAGGGGCTAGGAAGAGCGCTGGTGGATTCTTCACTACTCTATTTAGTTTCTTAGGAAGTGCTGTCGGTGGAGGAGACGTAAAGGCGTACGCTTCTGGTGGAATAATAAGTGAGCCAGTAAGTGGAGTAGGTCTGTCTTCTGGATCAAAGTACTTGTTCGGAGAAGCTGGTGACGAAGCTGTTGTTCCTCTTGGAAAAGGAAAGTCAGAAGGAGAATCAGAGAAAGCTACCAATGTCAATATCAATATAAATGCAATAGATAGTCAATCCTTAACTGAACTAATGCGTGACAACCCTCAGGCAGTGACTATTCCGATAATAGATGCAATGCAGGGTGGAGATAGAGGCCTAACAGCCGCTATGAGAGGTGCATTATGACTTATCCCAATGAACCAGTATACCCAGATATTATTACTGATATCCCTGGTACGATACCTTTTACTTATGATGCGAATCAAATTATTCTCAAGACGCAATTTGCATCGGGTCGTGAATCCAGAAGACTAATGTGGCAAGGTCCAAGACGTGATGTAACTATTAAATATAATGGAATGTCTTACACAGAGGCTCAATCCTTCTGGGAGTTCTACAGATCTATGGAAGGCCCCTATCAGTCATTCGTATTCTATTTCCCAAGAGAAAGAACTTATTGGGATGAAGCATTTGGTTCTAGCAATGGAGAGGAAGACTTAATAAACCTTCCATGCAAAGATATACAGCTAGGCCAGTCATTCGAACTTAGAAGAGGTAACGTAGTATTAGTCTATAACTCTGATTACACTATAAATGTAGGTGCAGGGGCACAGGGTTGTGACCAAGCCGATCTAGATGTTCCTGGAGAAGCAGGTCAGAACTACTTTTTCTCATTTACTGGTAGACTAAAGATAAAGGCACGATTTAGTGACGAAGGTCAAGGGTTTAGTGAGTTAAAAGACCTATTGTCTCAAATCACGGTAAACTTAGTAGGCCTCCAGGGGGAACTAGTCTAATGAGAGTTATAACCCAGGAAGTCCTTGACGGTCTATCTAGCGAGGAATACAGGCCAACTATATTGTTACAGTTGGTTACCGAGACTATTACCCTTAGATATACAACCTGGGATTATCCAGTGTTTTGCAATGCTTGTTACCTTCACAGTCCAAGAGGACTGAGAGTAAATGCTATTAAATTCGGATCTTCATCGATAGTCGATAATGTTAGCATCAAGATTGACGATGTTAATCGAGAAGTATATAAATCTATAGCTGAACCGTTTGGACAAGTAGTTGCTTGTATCGTTAGGATCGCTATGTTGGATAGATACGGAGAGGTATTAGGGTCTACAGATGTATTTGTAGGTGATGTTACAGAGTGGTTTTATACTGCTGGTAATGTTTCTCTAAAGGTTTCTTCTATCTTCTCTCAATGGAGCACTGTTACAACCTCTACTTTCTCTGGAAGTTGCAGATGGAGAGTGTTCAAGGGAAAGGAATGCTCCTACGTTGGTTCAGAAGTGGCTTGCAATAGGACATATAGTCAATGTTCTGGCTATAGCAATACAGATAACTTTGGCGGATTCAGATGGGTCCAGGGGTTAGAAGACAAGGTCGATCCAGCCAAGAAATCACAAAAATATTGGACGGTAAGAGGATGAACAGAGACGTAACTGAGTTTGTAGTAATGTATATGGTGCTTCAGTATAAACTGGGATCTGCAAAGACTCTTGAGCCTGAAAAGACAGATTGTCTCAAGATGCTCATAGATTATATGAAATATAATAGTGTAGAGATTCCTACATCGTTCGGTGAGTATACTATTGACAACTATGAAGCTAAATATATCGAAGACGCTGACGCTACCTCATTGGCCCTATGCGACTTCATTAGATCGTATCTTGTTTCTAAAGAGATAGAAGATCGTAAGTACGGAGATATGATCTTGCTAGAGAATCAAGACTGTAAGACTTGGGGGATATATATGGGTGGTGGTTACGTGATGATAGTAGACACGGAAGCCGTTCATGTAGTTTGTGTAGAATTAACCTTTACAGTGACAGGTTGTTTCGAATGCCAGCAGCAATCCCAATAGCAGCTCAGGTAGCAGCTGGAGCAGTTGTTAAAGCTGTAGGGCTAGGCGCATTGTCTGGTTCTATGTTTGTAGCTGGAGCAGGTTTGCTCGGCGCCTATGTTGCAAATAGAATGATAGGTTCGGATTCGTTTAGTCAGTCAGACTCGCTACAGAATATAAAGCTAAATACGAATACCACTCAGAGAACTATTCCTCTAGTCTATGGGGAACAGAAGGCTGGTGGTAATGATGTATTCATAGAGGTATCCGACTCTAAGCCTAAGTACATGTACATAGTGCATTGTCTAGGCGAAGGAGAGTGTGAGGGTATCTCTCAAGAGGATGGCAATGACTTAGTATACATTAATGAAAAACTAGCCCACACGTATCAAGATGACTTGATCCAGTACTGGTTTCATTCTGGCTCACCTAGCCAAGACGTAGATCCAAATATTGCAGGGGAGTTTGATGGTAAGTTCGATGATCCTATGAGGAATACGGCATACATCTTGTTTAAGATAAAGTACGACAAGGCTGTGTTCACTGGAGTGCCAACCAGAACAGTTGTATTCAAAGGCCTTAAAGTAAAAGACTTTAGGACTGACACTGTTGCCTATACACAGAATCCAGTATTGATACTGTATGATTATCTTACCAATACAAGGTACGGATTAGGCTTCAGTGAAGATTTGTTTGATGCAGGCATTGTAACTTCATCTTGGTGGGAAACAGCCAACTACTGTGACCTAGATGATCCTGCAGAAGCAAAGAAGCGGTACTACGTAGACTATTTTATAGGAAGCAATCTTAAGGCACAAACCGTAATAGATACCCTTCTTAGTCATTTTAGAGGAGTAATAACTTGGTTTGCTGGAAGTATATACCTTAAGTACTCTGATCTTAGATATGAAGCACCGTTATTTTCTATTACAGATGATCATATAGCTAGGGATGAAAGCGGTAAAGACCTTGTGTCTGTGTCTCAACCTAGTTCATTTGGAACGCCAGATGGATTTGTTGTTAAGTTCCTTAATAAAAGAAATGAGTGGACTATAGACGATTTTCCTGTCGGTGATTCAAACGGAAACATATTGCCAGTTCAGTTCAATGCTTTCTCAGACAGAGCGCTTGCAGAAGAGTTCGGTACATATTTGTTAGAAAGACAGAGACTTAACAGAACAATATCAATGACTCTAAGGCCAAGTGCTATAGAGTTTGACGTGAACGATGTAGGTATTCTAAGTTCCTCTGAACTAGCCCTTACTAATCAACTTGTTAGGGTTAAAGAGAATACTATAACTGCAGATGGTTTATCATATCTTGTAGTTATATTAGAGGCTTACGGACTATACGATTCTGTGTACGATCCTGACTTCTCTGATGTTTACCTTGTAGATCTTCCCAGGGCTGATTCAGAGCCAGGAAGTGTAGCAAACATACAGTTTGAAGAAGAGCTTTATACATACAGAGGTAGGATATTCACAAGATTAAACATAACGTTTGATCCTCCTATAGCTTTCCCTTGGTTCTCTCATGTAGAAGTTTATTACAGAACTGACCCATTAGAAGACTTTTCTTTATTGTTTAACTCTAGTGGAAACTTCACGCTTGATCCAGTTCAAGAGAATATAACTTACTATTTTAGGCTTAACTCGGTAAGCGAGCAAGGAGTAAGGCAGGAAGACGAGAATGCTTCGTTTGTGCAATATAAAGTCGGTGGGTTAAAAGATATAAGACCACCTTCTCCTATATCTTTAACAGCAACAGTATCCAGAGGAACGATAGACCTATACTCTCCTTATCTAGATGCCCCAGAGATAACACTATGGGAATACAGAATGGGATTTGTAGACACGCAATGGGACAACGCCATATTCTTGTCTGCACAAAAGTATCCGTCTATTTCATATTCTGGTGCAATTCCTGGAACATATTACATATTGTTAGACACTTGGAGAGATAACTCCTCTTCCAATGGATTATATAGTGGGTCGCATGTATATGATACTGTAACCGTAGAAGAACCTGTTACTCCGTACTCTTTATTGTCTGATATTGATATAGATTACCAAACAGGACTCCATAACAACACGGAGGCGTTCGAAATTACTCCAGGTGTATGGGGACTAAGGTGTACTCATCTATCGGGCTTGTCGGGGACGTATACTTCTCCAGCGATGGATATAGCTCTTGGAGCTGTCAGTTCAGACTTGCTAACCTACCTAGACTATCTTTCCATAGTATCAGGAGCTAGCGACACATGGAACGGAGTTGCTCCTCAGCCTACAACTTGGAATGAGTTGCCAGCAACCAATACTTGGATCAACATACTTGGATTGGGTGGCGCTGCACCTAAACTTAACATATCGTTGTTAACTTCTAATTCTATCGGTGGCCCTTACGACAAAGAAATAGGCAGAATGGAAGTCTTAATAGTTTCTTTGAATAGAAGGTATGGAAAGGTACAGTTTACCATAGAGGACCCAAATTTAGCCACTAACGTAGAGGTTCAACCGTCTTCTTTGAAGACTTACGAATTACCATAAGGGGGTTGTATGGCAAATGAATATTATCCAAATTGTTTTGATCCTGCTCAGCCAGTTCAAGACGATATGCAGAAAGTAGAAACAAACTTTGAGGCACTGAGGAGTGTCTTCTCTAGTTCAAGTGGTCCTGCTTCTCCAGTAGCATTCCAGCTTTGGGCAAGTAGTTCAACCAATATATTACAGATTAGAAATAGCACAAATACTGCGTGGTATAACGTATTTGACGCTGCTAACAATGAAGTTATTATTTCTGATACCGTCAGAAAAGGCTCAATCGTTCAGGGAGAGGATATTGATCCAGCTACTTGTACGATACAATGCGGAGGAGGTGGTGGAGTGGGTAATTTAGTTAATTTTCCTGCAGACTATATTGGTGGTCAAGCTTACGCTTTTAGCACTGCCAGCAAAACATTTGAGACATACTACGACTATACTGGCCTGGAAACTCTAATTTACATTCCTGATGGAGCTGAAACAAGAGGAAGGCTGCACGTAAGCACTCCTTTGGGAAGCCCAGTATCTGTTAGGTATTATATTGGTGCGCAGGTATCGGCAGAGTCAGGGTACTTTGCAACTACTGGAGGCGTGTGGTCTCCTGAAGTTTCGTTTGGCCCTATGATAGGAACTGGATGGACTACATTGAAGTGGCAAGTAAAATGGGGAATTGCTAGCGTTCCTTCTTCAATAACTGTTCAAGGACACAATGTTAATCAAGTCTAGGTTAAAATATGCCCAATTATGTATACGTTTTCGCAAAGACTAGCAATAAGTCATATGTTTGGTCTACTTACAAGGTAACTGTATTAGTTGAATCAGCCACAGTTCTTACTTCGGCAGCTTCTGTCACCTCAACGATAAAAGCAATCCATGAGAGTTCTGCGGTCACCCTAGTCAAAAGCTATGTAAGTAGTCTTAGCAACATAAGAGAGCTTAATTCTTCCACAACCGTCCTGGTCTCGGACGCGTCTTCTTTCGAAGAGATTAGAGGAATCTACCCAGCGTCTGCGGATACAACAGTAAAGAGTTACACTTGGCATCTTTGGCATATCAGGAAGGTGCATCTCTCTAGTAGTGTTTTGGTAAACGACGGATCAGCCACTGCATTGATTAGGGGTGTTGTCAACCCTGCTTCATCCTCGTTAGTGAAGAGTTACGTTTCGTACATATCCAATATTAGAGAGATGTCGCTGTCGCTGACTTATCTAGTAACAGATGCAGACGCCAATGGTGTTATCAGAGAGGAAAAGAAGTGCAGTGCTGATACTTTAATAAAGAGCTACACTCAATCAGCTCATCATATAAGAGAGATGTCTAGTTCTACGTTTATTCTAACATCTTGTGCAGATTTAGAATATAAAGTTAGGGGACTAAAGGAGGCGGCTCTTGATGCACTAGTAAAGAGCTACACTCAATCAGCTCATCATATAAGAGAGATCTTTAGTGCCACAGCTGTCCTAACATCTGATTCCGATTCAGACGCTAAAGTTAGGGGTCTAAAGGAGATGGCTCTTGATACAACAGTAAAGAGCTATACAGACATAACGTTTTTTATAGGACGAATCGTAAGGGCTATATGGCCTCTTACCTCTGATGCAGGCGTTGTTTCGTCCATAAGGAGCACCAAGGAAGCTGTAGTTGATTCTTTAGTAAAGAGTTATACTTACT